GCGCTGGCGGCAAGCGGGGGGGCTCTCCCGAAGAACTACATTACTGGCCTGACCCTCTCCAACAACGCCAGCGACGCGACCAACGACATCGACATCGCGGCCGGGAAAGCGAGGGACGCGACCGACACGGAGGGTATGGTGCTCGCTTCGGCACTCACCAAGCAGCTCAATGCGGCCTGGGCGGTTGGTACGAATGCCGGTATGCTGGACACAGGAGCGGTCGGGAACAACACCTATCACCTGTTCCTCATCAAGCGCAGCGATACCGGCGTGGTTGACGTGCTGGCCTCGCTCTCTGCGATGAATTCCGGCACTTGCACCATGACCATTGCTTCTCCCGGAGTTGTCACCTTCGCCAAGCATGGACTGCAGATCGGGTCGAGTTTCGAGTTCTCCTCGACAGGAGACCTCCCGACGGGGGTCACGGCAGGAACGACCTACTATGTCATCACGGCAGGCTTCGGAGTCGATTCTTTCCAGTTCTCGGCATCGCAGGGGGGTGCGGCCGTGAATACCAGCGGCACGCAGAGCGGAACGCACACTCTGACCCACAAACCGATCATGCCGGCGAACTATGACTACAAGCGGCGCATCGGGTCGATCCTCCGCACCGGGGCGTCGAATGTCGGGTTTATCCAGCGTGGCCAGGAATTTACGCGCACGGTGCCGATCAACTCGGTCAATCAGACCACACCGGGAACCTTTGCCGCCACAAGGACACTTAATGTTCCAGTCGGAATCAAGTGTCGGGCCGTAATTGGCTGCGGCAATGAGTCGCAGTTGAATACTGCCGTACCGACCTACGTGCTAGTTACCGACCTAGATACCACCGATACCGCCCCATCAACAACAGTGTTTAGTTACAAAGTTGGCCCGTACCTGACAATAGACACAGACGTAAATGCTGGCGGCAGTATGATAAACGTAGTGACAAGCTATTCCGCGCAGGTTCGCAGCCGTCAGTCCTCTGGTAGTACTTCAGACACCTTCGCAATCACCACAATCGGATACGAGGATTACCAGCTTTCGGAAGGTCTGTAATGATCCACTACCGCCGTGGGATGAAGTACCAACTGGCGCGCGACTACATGCGCCGAACGCCTATTCATCCTGACGAGGACATTGTAACGAAGTGGTGGACTCTGACGCGCAGCGGGTTGCTGCTGCTGAAGGACGGCTACGCTTGGGACGGCGCCAGCGGCCCGACGTTCGATACGGAAAGCTCCATTTCGTCGAGCGCGGAACACGACGCCCTCTGCAAGATGCTGCGGAACTTGTCGCTCGACTACGACAAGTGGCAGGACAAGGTCAACGAGTTCTTCCGCGAACGCTGCGAGGAAAATGGCATGAACCCGCTGCGTGCCCGCATCTGGCACGCCGGGGTGGAGTTTGGTGACGCCGGGAACCCGAACCAGGGGCCGGACGACGAAATTTTGCAGGCACCGTAAAGGAGAGGCGAAGTGGGAACCGACGAAATTGATCCCGTGCAGTTCGGACGACTACTGGAGCTAGGTGAGCAGAACCACGATACGCTGTTGGAGATAAAAACCGACCTACGCGAGCACGTCGATCAAACGAACGCGCAGTTGCTGCTTCACAAAGACCGCATTGACTCCATCGAGCTGCGTGACGAGAAGCGCAAGCATTTGCTGCTAGGTGCACTGGGGGCTGGCACCCTTGGCGGTGCCACCTTCGGCGAGGCCATCAAAAACTTTTTCAAGCACCTGATCTCGTGAACCGCGTCATCGACACCATCGTCATCCACTGCAGCGCCACGCCGAACGGCCGCTGGACCACCGCGCTGGACATCGACAAATGGCACGACGACCGCGGCTTCGAGCGCGGCACTGCCTGGCGTGCCCGCTGGAACCCCGACCTGAAGGCCATCGGCTACCACTTCATCATTTACACCAACGGCGCCACCGCCACCGGCCGCCACCTCGACGAGACCGGCGCCCATGCCGGCGGGCACAACAAGCGCAGCATCGGCATCTGCATGATCGGCACCGACAAATACACCATGGCGCAATGGCGCGAACTCGATGCCCTCGTCGCCAAGCTGCGCGCCCGCTACCCCGCCGCGAAGATACTCGGCCACCGCGACCTCTCCCCCGACCTCGACGGCGACGGCATCATCGAAAAGCATGAATGGCTGAAGACCTGCCCCGGCTTCGATGTTGCGGCCTGGCTGGATAGCCACGGAAACATCATTGAGGAACAAATCCTCGCCGTGCTGCCAGACTGATCAGGCGCGCGCAGCCCCCACCCTCGGCATAGACTTGCGCAGTCCGGCGAGGATCTGCGACCAGCCGATGCGCGCCTTCCATGGCTTGCCGTCTATCTCGGCGCGATAGCAGTCCACCCTGTCGGATTTATAGAGTGCCAGCCGATGCATCCGCTCGCCGAAGTCGTGGTCTATGATGATGATTTCGCGCCGCAGCTCCGGCAGTCCTCGCGGGTAGTCCGGCGCCGACTCGGCCATCCTGGCGGCGTCCGCGCCACGTCGCATAGCTGCGAGTTTCTGGCGCTGGGCGTCGGCTTTCCTGGTCACTCGATAGGTCATGGTCTACCTTGCACGGTACGGCTATTTAACGTTAGCCCTCATGTCAGGCTTCCTTCGCCGCCCGGATCGAGAAGCCACCGTAGTAACCGTTGTGCTCGTTGTGGCTCGCCATCGTGAAGCAGCCTTTGCTGGTGCGCACTTCGAGAAACTGAACCTCGTGCTCTTCGTATTTGGCGGGAACGCTCGGCGCTTCCTTGATTTCAGCGCCCAGCAGTTGTGCCCCAACGTAGTCAGCGAGGTTGTCGTCGGTGCGCATGTAGCGGCTTTCGCAGCAACTTTGTCCGTCGTCAAACAACTTGATCTTGCTCCCGTCGTCGAAGGCGAAATGCAGCGCATCGTCATCACCGAGCGAAAGCGCGGTAATCGTCTTGTTCATCGCCGACGTGAAGGCATCAACGCTGTCGGCGTTCCCAGCAAGGTAGTTGATCATCACGCCCATTCCAAGTTGTCCCATGTTGTTTCTCCTTTGAAAGTAAGTTGTCGTAGTGCGCCGCCGAGGGCTAACTAATCGTTCCAGCGGAGCCACGCGATAATGCCGCGTGTCCCGCTGAACTCAGCCGTTAGCCGGCATTGGCTTGCTGAACGTTTGCACGATCAGAGTCTTTTCCTCTTCCTGGCAATCGACCGCGTATGCCTCTTCCATCCAGTCAATCGCTTCGGGTTCGCCATGCTTGCCGCCGCCGTACCAGTACGTCCAGCCGACCCAAGAGCCGTCCGGCATCTTCATGGCAACGGCCTTGCTCTCGTAGTGGCGCGACCATTCGCACGGCAAGCCAGTTTCAGTCTCGCCGCTCCGAACCTCAGATTTGCCATCCCAGTGCGCGTCTGCTTCAACCAGCGCGTCGTAGAGTTCATCCACGTTCGCGCACGGGTAGTCGGGCGCCGGCTTCTTTTCCCATCCGGCCACTTTTGCCAATACCGCCCACTTCAGTTTTTGTTCCGGTGTCATCTTGGTTACTCCGTAGTAAATAGCCGGCTAACCCGGCATTGCACCGGACGCCCTACGGGCGCTCGGTGAATTTTGCGTTATGCGGCACATGCGTCCCAAAATGTCTAAGCGCACAATCCCGATGAAAAGGCACACCGCAGTCGGTGCATCGGTAAACTTCTTCGCACGTGTATATCGGCTGTCCGCAACCTATACGGCTTGCCGGGAACACGTTGTTCTGGCCGCAAGTAGCACACACTGGCCGCTGGTATTCAGGCTTGTCCATCATCACCCTCCGCCGGTGCCGCATAACCTTCCGTTCCAGGCGCGACTGGCCGCGATGAAGCCGCGTCCAGCGGCCTGAACTCCACGTTGGGCGGCTTCAGCTTGTGGCGCTTGCACAGTGCATCCTCGATCAGTACGGCCATGCTCTGATCCTGCTGCCGCATCCAGTCCAAGAGCCAGCGGGGAAGCTTCAGCCCAACCGGCACCTTGACCAGCGCCGGAGGCTTGTGGGGCGCTCCGGCTGCCATCACACTAACCCCGCGTTCTTCATCTGCCCGACCGTCGCCGGCTCCATCAGCGAAACGTCCATCCACTGAACCCGCTGATTTTCCTGCTGACTTGTGGCGTCTATCAGACCGATGTTCCGGCCTTCGACCTCGACAACACGAAACACTGTCGCATCGGAATTTCCGTTCATGCAAACTGTGTCATATTTTCTTGGCGCTTTTTTCATCTTCAATCTCCTGTAACCGGCTTGGGCCAATCCCTCACCTTAATTACAGTATATACCATTCCGCAATAAAAGTCAAGACCTTTTTTAAGGCCGCCCAACTAATCATTCCACCGGACCTGCGCGATAAAGCCGCGCAGGCCGGTGAATTCAAACGTTGGGCCTCACCGTGATATCCATATCGTTGCCCCCGGCGTTTCCTCACATGCGGCCAGGTACTTTTCCACGAACGGAACGAAGTGCTTGTATAGCCCCCACCCGTTCTGCGAGTTGTGCTTTTCAAACCTTTCCGGGTCAGCCTTCATCAACTCCAATCCTGCGCGCAGCGGTTCGATCAACTCCCCCGCCTTGGTCAACCCGATCTCTTCCGGGCGCCACAGGTGCATGTAGATTCCGGCCTCTTTTGCCATCGCGCCGAGGTTGTGCGTGATGTTCGCGCTATATACCTCTGTCGGCTTCGTTATCAGCAGTGCAACATCCAAGCTCATGTTCCGTTCCTTTCCGGGCCGCATGGCCCAACTATTCATTCCAGCGGACGCCTTCGGCGCCCCTGAATTCAGGCGTTAGAGCGCGTGTTCCACTCAGCAATGGCTCGTTGCCCAGCTTCAACCAGCGCCTCGTCTCTCGGCTTGCCAGTGGTTTGTACTCGAACCTCCCCGCAAGCGCCACCGCAATCTTGGCAGGCCGCGAACACCCATCGGAACGTGCTTCCGTCCATTATTGCAATGTCGGTTCCGCCGCAAAACGGGCACGATAGCGGCTCTAACCCGCCAGTCGACGCGGACTGTCCGATGCTGCCTTCGCTTGCCGTTGTCTCTTGCTTGTCGTCCATCGCTATTCCTTTCCTTTGTCCCCGGCCAGCCGGTCACTTTGTCCGTTAGCCACCACGATATTCACGCCGTCATGCCCTTCCTCAAACTGCACGATCGGCAGCACTTCGTAGTAACCATTTCGGTGTACAGACACCTGTTTTACGCGCATACTTTCGCGCGCTATCTTGTAGGCCGTCTCTTTCAGGTGGCGCACGTAGTTGCCGTGATCTTGTCGCTCTTGGTAAAGCTGTGCGCGTATCGCTTCGACTTCTTCTTCAAGTTGCCTCTTTGTCGGCATTTCGTCCTCCTGGTGCCTAACCCGGCGTTCGAGAGGGAGCCTTCGGCTGCAAGCAGCCTTCGGCCCCCTCAACTTGTACGTTCGGCGTCATCGGCGCATCGACAACAATATCTACCGCGCCTGTGTCATTCACGCTTTCTATCCGGCTTTCCGGTTCCTGCGCTTGTGCTGCCTCAATCGCTCGATCAACACTCAGCGCCAGCACCCATATGCTGCTGTGGTATCCGCCAGTACGATTCTTGTACGGCTTGTAAAGCCGAACCACCCACCATCTCGGTCTTTCCCATTGCACAAACATGTTTACCTCCTTAAAGTCAGTCCGCCGAACCCGGCGGTGGAGAGGGAGCCTTCGGCTGCAAGCAGCCTTCGGCCCCCTCAACTTGCACGTTGGGCGTCTTCACCCGAAAATGGCGGCTTGCATCGCCCGCTGCCACTCCCGCCACGTCATGCGCCGCTCGTGCAACGTAAAAGTGTTTCCAGTCCCTTCGCCAACAACCGTCACGCGGGGGCGCGTCAGCAGCTTGCGCAGTTTTCTCAGGCACGGTTCGTGTACCTCGACAATATCGCCAGCCTGCAATCCGTGCCCGCGTGCATCTGTTGTAATCGTCGTTTTCATATCACAACTCCCCGCGCAATTCCGGCACCTGCGCCGTCGTCAATTCGCTCTTGTCCGCATGGCACCTGTAAATCGCCGTGCCGACGAGAAATATTTCGTGCTTGAAGCACGCCTTCAGCATCCCTTCGGCCTGGTCGAGGTTTCGCTCCGCCACGCCGGCGGCACGGCGCGCTTTCAGGTCCGCGGCGATGTCTGCGAAGTTCCACGCCACCAGCGCGCCGCAGAGCGCGCACAGGCCGGCGATCGACGGCAGACCGCGGTGATCAGCGGACACGGCAATGCTCCCCGGCGACGCGCCAGGCGCGGTTCCAGCTCCAGCCGAATTCACGGGCGAGGCGCGTGGCGAGGCGGAAACGGAAGATCATGCTGCCACCTCGTTGATGTCGCAGCAGCCTGCGGTGCGGTCGGTATCCTCATAGGCATCGCGCACGCTGGCGGCGCCGATGCGATACCACCCAGGCAGCCGGCGCGGCAGCCAGGCCAGACGATGCCCGTCGGTGTAGAGCTTGCAGGACGGGTCACGCACGGCGCGGCTGGCTTCGAGCATGGCCTGGCGCAACCGGTCGGCAGGTGGGAGGATGACGGCGGCGGGGGTCATTGCTGCAACGCCTCTTTGCGTGCCTGGTAGATCGCCGTCAATTCGGCGCGCTGGTCTTCGTCGGCGATCTCTCCGATCAGGTCGGCAGCGGCGTCGAGCAAGTCCGTGTCCTCGGCTTTGTTGAGTTTGTCTGCGACTGCGGCGTAAGTGATGGCCGGGGCGCGCTGTTCGACCGCGCGCAGCGCATCGTCTTGCGGGTCCGCCTCGTACGACGCCGGCTTCTTGCCGCGCAGCTTTTCCTTGACAGCTTCGGTGCGGCTTGCGTGCTGTTCCATCGGCAGGACTTCTCCCTGCGCGGTGATGTCGCGCTCCACGATGCGCTCGGCTTCGTCCTGGTCGTAGATGCCGGCATAGCCGAAGGCTAGGCGCGCGCACTGGATCATGGCCTTGTGGCGCAGCATGCGGCGCGGATGGCTGCTCCATGGGCCGGTGCCGCGCTTGCACTCGGCCATGTACTCGGTCACGGCAACCGGGTGCGCGCGATCCTTGCGGTAGATCGTGCAGGTGCAGGACTCGGCATCCTGCTCGAACTGCATGCCGTCGAATTGCTCGTGGCTGTTGATGATGCGCGCCCAGCCATCGACGCCAACGACCGGCACGATCCCGTTGTTCTTGTCAGGAAAGGCGTAGACCTCCTTCGTCCAGGGGTTCAGACCGTACTGGTCGGCGACGATCAGCAGGGCCATCATTTGTTCGTTTGAAACGTCGCCCTTGAAGGCGGTCGACTTGAGCGTGGTCAGCATCTTGGCCGGCTCGACGGAAAACCGGCTTGCCATCTTGGCCAGCAGGCTGGGCGGTTGAACGGTTGCGACTTCTCCCATGTCATTTCTCCTTGAGTAACAGCCGGCGGCTGCCGGCGGTGGTGGTCGAATAGTGCTCGGCGGCGAACTGATCCAGGTATTCCCCATGGCCTAGCTCGGCAAGCTGGTTGTTCAGGTCAATCGCCGTGTTGTGCCAGTCGATGCGCTGCCCCGGCTTCGCCGCCTTCCAGGTGGCCAGCGTGGCGCCCTGGTAGCGCAGCACGGCGGCTTCGCCCATGTGGGCGGTGATGGCGTCGCGCTGGGCCTGCTCGGCTTCCTCAAGGGTCTTGATCTCGCCCTTGATCTCAGATAGCCGACGCACGGCCTGCGCGACTTCCGGCGTCGCCTCGATCTCGCGCTGGTTGTCGCGCGGGAACAGTTTCAGCACGTCCGCCTCGCTGGCCGGTTCCGGCGCGATGTCGGCGATGACATGGTTTCGCCACCATTCGGCGGCGCGGGCGAGGATTTCCCGCTCAAGCTCCAGATCGCGGCGCATGGTATAGACGCGCAGTTCCTGGTTGCCGAACAGGACGGCCAGGTCTGCCCATTCGCAGCCCGTAAGTGCGGCGTAGGTGGCGATCTGGATCAGGTACTGCTGCGGCACCTGGTCGGTGCCGGAAGGCCCCCAGTCGGCCGCATTCGAGGCGGCGAAGGCGCTGGCGGTCTTGCACTCCAGCAGCCGGTCGGTGCGGACTTCGCGTTTGTGGCTGGCGACCTTGGCGCCATCCGGCACCACCAAGCGGTCAACGTGGCCGATCACCATCGGGAAGTCAGGGTGCTGCAGCATCGGGTTGAATCGCTGCACGGCGCGGCCGGTGGCGTCGCTGTATTCGCGGGCGACGAATTCCTCGGCGTAGCTGCCGAAGCGCATCTGCAGGGTGCCATCCTGCGGCGCGGCGCGGCCGGTTTTCTCGAGGTACACATCGACGGCGCTGCGGTAGGGGGAGAGGCCGAGGACGGCGGCCATGTCGCTGCCGCCCAGGCCGGCGCGGCGCTCCGCCAGAAATGCGGCGTGCTTGTCGGGGGCGTTCATGCCTTCACCGCCTCGGGCATGAAGTCGGAACGCCCGATCAGCCCGGCGTCGACCCTGCGGTCATAGGCTTCATCAGAGCGGGCGGCGGCGGCGCGGTCGAGGTCTTCTTCCAGGCGCCGGGCATCCCTGTCCGCCGCCGCCTGCATTTCCGCTGCGGCGTGCTCGACGTGGAAATCAGCATCCTCCAGTTCCGGGCGAACGCGCAGGTAGACATGGAGTTCGCGCAGCAGGATGGCGAGGTCTTCCGCCGACGGCCCGGCGACCTGGCCGGTGAAGACGGCAATCAGTGCCTTCGGATCGCGCCCGAGGCGCTGGCGCTGGGCGGCTTCGGAGTCCGCCGCCTTGGCATAGTAGTGTGCGAGGGCAGTAAAGCGTCCGGCACGATCTGACATGGCCATCATTTCGCCGGTGATGGGGCTTTCCTTGTCGATTGCCGCTTCGTCGGCTTGCAACTGGTTGATGTAGGTGTTCATGGTGCCTCCTGTTGAATGCGCTCTTTAGGTGAGCGTTGATGTATTATCGGCAGGCAAAAATCGAAAGTCAATAAAAATTTTCACAAAATATCTTGCAATGGTTTTCGTGCGGTGCTATAAAGTCGGCATGACACCTAAACAAGTAATCAAGCACTACGGCAACGGCGATTTGCGCGAAGCCGCCTATCGCTTGGGCTACTCCGAAAACGCTATCCGCTACTGGGTCAAGCAGAATCGCGTCCCACGGCATGCGCAGAAACGCATTGCTGCGGAAAGCGGTGGAAAACTTAAAAAAGGAGGGGGCGCAAAATGACCGAATCACAGCTATCAATCGACTTCGATGCGGCATCCCATGCCAGGCGCGGAGATCCAAGCACAAGCAAGGATTCCGCAGCCAGGGTGCGGGAATTCGCCGCTGGCCAGTGTGCTGACATCCTGGCCGTCCTGCGTGAGCAGGGCAGGCTTGGCGCCGAGCAGATCGCCGCCTACCTCGGGATCGACGCCTATGCGGTCAGGAAGCGGCTGGCAGACCTTGAACACGCCGGCCTTGCCAGACCCCTTCCCCTGCATCGAATGACGGCCAGCGGGCGCAAAGAAAGATTGTGGGATGGGTCTTGACAATACTCCGCGGTAGCGTATTCTTCAGAGGTCGGGATGATGATCCGATCAACTAAAGGAGTGTATCAATGTCATCAGATTCAATCAGCGACAGCCGCCAACAATTCAGCGCGCCGCATTCCTCGTTGCCGTCTTGGGCCGGCTTCATCACCCGGCTGGCGGTTGTCCCTGATTGGATTTGATGATGGCTAGAATACGCACGATCAAGCCGGAGTTCTACCGGCACGAAACCCTACAAGACCTAGAGATCGCCAACCCAGGGAAATACCCGATGCTGGTTTTTCAGGGGTTATGGGGGCACTGCGACAACAAAGGCAGATTCGAGTGGCGACCTAGGCAACTCAAGCTCGACATACTTCCATTCCTGCCGTTTGATATGGCCGAAACCCTCCTGATTCTCGCTGACTCTGGAATGGTGAGGCGCTATACCGTTGCCGGCGCGGAGTACGGGGAAATCCAGTCATTCGAGAAACACCAACGCATTACCGGGAAAGAAGCGGTAGAGGGTGAGAAATACCCGCCAAACATCCGGGAAACTCCGGGGAAACAATCGGGAAACATCAGGGAACACCCGGATGTCCAGGAAGGGAAGGGAAGGGAAGGGAAAGAGGAAGGGAATGGAGAGGCGCCGGTTTCACCGGCGATTCCCCCAAAGCCACCCAAGCGCGCCACGCAACTGCCTGACGACTTCACCCCGAACGAAACAGGGGTGCAATACGCGCAGACCCGGCAGGTCGCCTTGACGCCCGAGCTAGAAGCGTTCCGCAACTGGCATGTCGCCAAGGGCACGACGATGAAGGACTGGCAGGCGGCTTGGCGAACCTGGTGCGACAAGGCGGTTGAATTCGGCCGGGCCGGGCAGGCGCCCAACGCCCGCGCCTCGCCGCGTCAGACGGCGGCGCAGGAGCGGGAGCAGGTATCGAGAATTCTCACAGGGAGGGGTGGCGATGCAGGGCGAAACGAACGCGACATTACTGGCGAGACCGAGCGCATTGCCTGAAACCTGGATCGGCCGCATCTTCGGCCGCATGGAGGATTTCTACGGCGCGCGCTTTCTTGATGCCTGGCGCGGCACGGATCTGGCGCGGGTGAAGGCAACCTGGGCGGAGAAGCTGGCCGGCTTTGCTGACCAACCTGAGCGCATCGGGCACGCGATCAACGCCCTGGAGCACCACCCTTTCCCGCCGACCCTGCCGGAATTCCTCGCGTTGTGCCGGCAGGCACCGGCGCCGGAGCGGCCGGCGCTGCCGGAACCGCAAATCGACCCCGCGGTCGCGGCAGATCGTGCGCGCCAGGTGCAGGAAAAGACGGTTGCGGCGATGCGCAAACCACCGCATTACGCCTGGGCCATCCACCTCCTGTCCGAAATCGCCACCGGCGTGGTGCTGCCGCAGATCTCCGAGCGGTTCGCCATCGAAGCCTTGCAGAACCTCGGAAAGCTCAATGAGGCTCCAGCCGATTATGTCGCGTTCAACCGGCCGATCTGGCGCCAACTCACACAGGTTGCAGCATGAACGAAAAAGCCACCCGCGCCAGATCGGCCCTTACCGACAAGTGGCAGCCGCTGGGCAAGTGGGCGATGGTCAAGGGAAAAAAAACGGTGGCGAAGTGCATCACCAACTGCCGCCCGGTCTATGTCCGCTACGACGGAGACAAGCGGATTGGCCAGTACGGCAGCTTCGCGGAGGCGTCCAAGGCATGAACGCCACATGTCCCACCTGCGGCCGCAAGATAGACAAGAGCCACGAGCAGCGCAAGCTCTTCCATGCCCTCTGCCGCGACATTGGCCTGCACATCGGCCTCACCCCAGGCAAGGTCAAGGAGGCCATCAAGGCGGACTTCTTCGGCCTCGATGAGTACCGCATCGGGGAGAAGTGGTATCGCGCCATCAGGCCATCGGAAACGGCTGACAGGGTGGAATATTCGCAGTTGATTGACTTCACTTACCAGTGGGCAGCGGAGAATTGCGGGTTTAACGCGAAAAGTGACCGGCTGTCCGAGGACAAAGAAAAGGAGGGATAGTGATGAGCGATGAGAACCAGCAAGAGGCAAACGAAAGCGGCATCGGACAGTCCGAGTCGACTGCCGGGTTAGAGCCATGCCCGTTTTGCGGCAATCATGATCGTGTGCATGTAATTGCCTACCACGCATGCGACTACGTCGACCAGAGCGAAGGGCTAGACGGGTTCATTGCGATCTGCGACGCCTCTGGGTTCGGACGAAAGAACGGATGCGGGGCCGCAACTGGCTGGTATGAAACGATTGCCGAGGCAACGGCGGCATGGAACCGGCGCTCTAACGTGCAAGGTCAAGGGGGCGACAAAGCGTAGCTTTGGCGACTCCCCTGCACCGGCGGGTTAGGCAACACAGCCGTCCTACGCAGACTGACTTTTGGAGGAAATATGAACCTGGACGAAATTGTAATGAAGTTGATTGGGCCGGTGCAGGCAATTGGCGACAGCCGGATTGACGAAGAACGACTGAAGAATATGAAGCATCTGACTTGGCTTGTGGATCGACTTTTGTTTGAGATCGAAACAGCAGCGGCGGATGCAACTCGGACGGAGCATTCGATGCGATTAATCGGAGAGAAGGCGCGAGACTTCTTGAAAGAGGTTAAGAGTGCCTAACGCTGGCGTAACCGGCGCGGAGCGTCCGCGTTGACGCAAATGTTAGAGCGCATTTTTACGGAGGCAATGCATGGCACTTTTGAACAAGCGGCGAGCGATAGAAATGGGCTACAGCGGTGACAAGCGAAAGCGTCGCAGGCAACACAGACTCGCGGCAAAACAACTGCTTACTAGCGGTGGAATTTTCAACAACTTCAGCGCCAGAGGCAGCACGTTTCATTGTGTTGCAATGTGGCACTTGGAGCAGGCTCGTGCGCTCTAACGCCATAGCTCAGGGGCGCGAGCATAGCGAGCGTCCCGCTGGAGCGGAGGGTTAGGCCGCTGGTTGAGAAACGAACGAAAGGACGACTGACATGGAATTTAAAGACTTCCCGAAGATGGCGCGGCTGACCCGCGAAGTGATCGTGACCGAGAAGATCGACGGCACGAATGCGCAGGTTTTCATTGGCGAAGACGGCGCGCTGCTGGCTGGTAGCCGCACGCGCTGGATTACCCCGGCTGACGACAACTTTGGTTTTGCCGCATGGGTGGAATCGCACCGCGATGAACTGCTGACACTTGGGCCAGGTCGCCACTTTGGCGAGTGGTGGGGCGCTGGCATTCAGCGTCGTTACGGCTTGAGCGAAAAGCGGTTCAGCCTGTTCAACGTGCAGCGGTGGGCGCTGCACGGCACTGCGCCGAAGACCTACCCAACAGCCGACCCGCGAGTGACGCGCACGCAAGATGTGCTGCCGCCCTGCTGTGGGCTGGTGCCGGTGCTGTACCAAGGCCCGTTCGACACTGCGGCAGTTGATCAGTGCATTGAAAGCCTGCGGCTTACCGGCAGCGTGGCCGCGCCGGGCTTCATGAAGCCAGAGGGGGTGGTGGTGTTCCACACGGCTGGCAATATGGGATTCAAGAAGACCGTGGAAAAGGACGAGGTGCCGAAGGCCATTGCCGCGCTGCAAGCGGCCTAACGTAGAGCTAAGGGGCCGGCCGCTTGCGGACGGTCCCGCTTGAGCGACGGGTTGGCAGGCAAAACGTAACTACGGAGTGATGATGGCTGAGAAAGTGACAATCGGGAATTGCGAACTGTGGCACGGCGACTGCCGGGAGATACTGCCGACGCTGCCGCAAAGCGACCTGATTTTGACTGACCCACCCTACGGAATTGAAAGATTCAAAACTGGTGGCAGCAGAATTTACAAGCACACCGACGAGAAAGCCAATGGACTTGAATGGGATAGGCCGATACCGCAATGGCTAATGCTGATGCTGCAAGATTGGGCGAAAGACTTGATTGTGTGGGGTGGCAACTACTACACGATGGGGCCGGCGCGGTGCTTCCTGATTTGGGACAAGCAGAACGACGGGCGCGACTTCGCAGACTGCGAGATGGCTTGGACGAGCATTGATGCGGTGGCGCGGATTTTCCGCAAGCGCCCGATGAACATGGACGGCGGGAAAGAGCACCCGACACAGAAGCCGATTGACTTGATGGCATGGTGCATTGACAAGGTGGCGAACGCGCAAACGGTTTGCGACCCGTTCATGGGCAGTGGCTCGACCGGCGTGGCCTGCGCCCGGATGGGCTTGCAGTTCGTCGGCATCGAGCGCGAGCGTAAATACTTTGACATCGCCTGCCGCCGAATAGAGCAAGCCTACGCACAGCCCCGGCTGTTCGAGGACGCAAAAGTCGGCGCTGGCGATACGGCGGTGCAGGGAGACATGCTTTTGCCTGCCAACGTGAAATAGGGAGCCGAAATCCAGCGTAAAGCGTCCTAAAATTCCGACAAATGGGGCGCAGCAAACGCTAATATACATTGCGAATCAATGCCAATCCGAGACGCTAAACTGATATTAGGAGGGGGCTTGCTGTGAAATTCATCCTAGCCCATCAGACCGCAAGAACGCGCTCCATGGCTGCAGTTAGGGATGCTCCGGACGGCTACATCGTTGAGATCCGCGAGCCAACCCGGAACCTGGAACAGAACGCCGCGCTTCATGCCGTCCTGGGCGAGATTGCCGCCTCCAGACAATGGGCAGGCCAGACCCTGAGCATCGAGGATTGGAAGCGCCTCCTGACAGCGGCATGGTGCAGGGCAACAGGCCGCGGCGTGAAACTCCTCCCGGCTTTGGATGGCCAGGGGTTCGATGCCCTCTACCAGCGCACCAGTACCCTGACCAAATCCGAAATGTCCGAACTGATCGACTACATCCACGCCTGGGCGGCATGACAACCAAAGCCCAAGCTACTCACCTTGACCGCCTGGCTGCGTTGCCGTGTGCCTTGTGCGGCGCCGAGCCGGTTGAGATACACCACATCCTTGAAGGCCGCATCAAAGGCCGGAAGTCAGGCCATTGGACGGCCATCCCGCTTTGCCCGAACTGCCACCGAGGATCAAAGGACGGAATCCACGGAGAGCGGCGCATGCTATCCGTTCGCAAGGCCACGGAATTGGAGCTGCTGGCCGAGACGTTGGAGAAACTCTATGGACACTGAACACAAGCACCAAGCCGCCTTGTTCCGCTGGGCCGAGATCCAAAGCAAGCGCATTCCGAAACTTTCCCTCCTATTCGCCATCCCCAACGGAGGACTGCGATCCAAGGCCACGGCCGCCAAGCTCAAAGCCGAAGGGGTAAAGGCAGGGGTGCCGGACATCTGCCTGCCTGTGGCAAAGGGTGAATATCACGGGCTTTTCATCGAACTCAAGACAGGCGGAAACAAGCCGACCCCACCACAGGTGCAGTGGCACATGCGACTGTCCTCCGAGGGTTACAGGGTTACGGTCTGCTGGGGATGGGAAGCCGCAAGGGAAGCGATCGAGGAATATCTGCTTGTCTAGGGGTTGATTTGATGCTATAAAGAATACGGCTTCGGCCGGGTTTTGCATCCTCCTGTAGGTGATTCGCCCGGCGTAACAACCGGGCTTTTTTTATGGCAAATCGTGGAACCTTTGTAAAAGGTGAGAAAAGGCCGAACCAGGGCAAGCGCGGTCCGAATAAGGAAACCAAGGCGCTGAAGGAAATGATCCTGCAGGCCCTGGATGAGCAGAAAGGCGGCGGCGTGGCGTACTTGAAGGATCAGGCGCTATCGAACCCAAACGCATTCCTGTCGCTGCTCGGGAAGGTTCTGCCGACCACCCTGGCCGGAGATCCGAACAACCCGGTGCGCTTCGAGCGCATTGAAGTCGTCATCGTCGATCCTAAGGCATGATTCCACGCATCCACGTACCCAGGGCGTTCAAGCCGCTGCTGCAGCCGGCGCGGTACAAAGGGGCGCATGGCGGCCGTGGTTCAGGCAAGTCACACTTCTTCGCCGAGATGCTGGTGGCCAAGTGCCTGCAGTCAAAGACGGATGCGGTCTGCGTCCGTGAAGTCCAGAAGTCCCTTGCCCAATCCGTCAAGAAGCTGCTCGAGTTGAAGATACATGCCCTCGGCGTGGCCGATCGGTTCGACATCAAGCAGGACTTCATCGGAACGCCCTACGGCGGGCGCATCATCTTTCAGGGCATGCAGAACCATACCGCCGACACCATCAAATCGCTGGAGGGCTACGACGTGGCCTGGGTGGAGGAAGCCCAGACACTCAGCCAGAGGTCCCTTGACCTGTTGCGCCCAACGATCCGGAAGGAAGGTAGTGAGCTGTGGTTCTCCTGGAACCCGAACGCCGAGACAGATCCGGTTGACGCCTTGCTGCGCGGGGAGACGCCCCCGACTGACTGCATCGTCATCCAGGCTAACTACCGGGATAACCCCTGGCTGCCGGACGTTCTCAAAGCCGAGGTCGATTACGACCAGCGCCGCGACCCGGACAAGTTCGCCCACG